TACACTCTTTGTTAGTGTAACAATAATATTGCCCTTTAGGACAGCGACCGTTTTTTGTCATTCAACTGGTTTAGACTTAGTGTTTTCGCCTCTTGCTCTTTTTTTTCTCCCCGCACAATGAGCGCGTTGAGAAAATCCTTTCGGATTTGAGCAATCAATACTCTTTTTATATTTATTAGACCAATCTTCTTGGAACTGTTTAAATGTTTTCATAGGTCTAATGCTTTTGTAATCACTCTAAATGTTGTACTACTAATTGATGCTGGATGTGCAAGAAGTCTCAATGATCCTGCATTAATATCTGTAGAAAATGTTGCAATTCCAACTGGTTGGTTGATGGTTCCGTACTCTGTCATATAAGTCTCAATGCCATCATGAAGAACATTAATCGTAGTCATATTATAGTTAGTTTCCTGAACAGCTTGGACTTGGAAAACTGCTGATCTATAAACTGATGTGCTAATAGATGCAATTGATGTTGCTGTTGTAGTTGTGGTCGTTGTCGAAGATGATGTTATATCTGCTGCAGATAAACCTATCGTAGAAAGAGTTGCTGTTGTTGCTGTAATGACACCAGAAATACTTACATCACCTATAACGTGTAGTTTTGATGTTGGAATTGTGGTTCCTATACCAACGGAACCAGAAGTGAAGTGAATATTGTATGCTGTGCTGCCTACACCAACGCTCCACGGGTTGACAGCAACGATTGTAGTACCAACTCCAACAGCTCCTTGATCTTGTTCAAGATACAATTTACCATCATAAGTGTTGATAGCTAACTCACCAAGGGCTAACTGATCAATTGTGGGAACTTTATTAGGCGTAGCCGAGCGCCTAATAAAAATTTTAGGATCTGCCATTCAACTCCATATGTGGTATAAACCGCAATAAACTCTTATATAAGAGTTTTTATTATTTATTGGAACTCATCTCCTTTGATATTTTTCTTCGCTTTTAAGGATAATTTTTGTAGTTCTTCTTTTTGCTGAGCAACTTCTTTGGACAGATTTTCGTTTATATCCATTAGTTTTTTGACCTTTGCTTCTGATGCGATAAATTGTGATAAGATATCAAAAATTTTTTGTTGATATGTTACTATCAAATACTTATAATCCTGTTCGTCCATAAAAAAAGAGGGTATACACCCCCTTATTTAGAACTGTATAGATGATATTAGAATGAGCCGCCATCTATTGTGATATTCTCAAGATTTCTAGTTGAGCCAGTGCAGGTGATAAGTTGAGATTGACCCGCACAGTCATTAATGAAAATACTTTCAACTTCAATAGAAGCATAAGCATTTGCAGCAACAGTTAAAACTCCTGTAGATTCTGTAACATCATCAGCAAATACAATTCTTGATGCTGAGTCATCCCAGAAAACCGCTGCTTTTTTTGCAGATGATGTATAATAATTAAAAATAAGACCTAAATCTAAATTAAGATCTGAAGATGGCGTAGCAGCATCAACTAATCCAAGTTCAATCAAAGTATCTTCAACTGTTAATGAAGTTGTATTAACTTGAGTTGTTGACCCATTAACAATCAAGTTTCCACCAACTGTAACATTTCCACTAGTTGATACAACTGCAGCAGAAAGAGTTCCTGTAAAAGTTGGAGATTCAGAAAATACCAGAGAACCAGTACCAGTCTCATCAGTTAAAGCAGCAACTAAGTTTGATGAAGATGGAGTTGCTAAGAAAGTAGCAACGTTAGCAGCTAGACCAGATACACCTGTGGAAATAGGTAATCCGGTGCAGTTTGTTAATGTGCCAGATGTAGGAGTTCCTAAAACTGGAGTAACTAATGTTGGTGTGTTTGCAAAAACTAATGCACCAGTTCCTGTTTCATCAGTCACTGCAGATGCTAAGTTTGCTGATGATGGAGTTGCTAAGAAAGTAGCAACGTTATCACCAAGACCGGTAAGACTACCAACTGCTAATCCGCCACTGAATGTTGTTGCAGTTACAATACCTGTAACATTTAATCCACCACTTGGAATAGATGCTCCACCAGAGAATGTGGAGAATCCAGTAACAACTGCAGTAGATGCTGTGGCATTACCTAATGTTGATACACCAGCATTAGATAATCCTGTAGTAGTAGTTTGTCCAAGAGTTGTAATACCAGTAACTCTTAATCCAGATGCATCAATACCTTGAGATGCATTAATGCCACCGGTGGCATTAACTACTGCAGCAGATAATGTTCCAGTAAAAGTTGGTGATGCTGAAAATACGAGAGAACCTGTTCCAGTCTCATCAGTAACTGCAGATACTAAATTAGCAGACGATGGAGTTGCTAAAAATGTTGCTACATTGGCACCAAGACCAGAAACACCAGTTGAGATTGGAAGACCAGTACAATTAGTTAATGTACCAGATGTAGGAGTTCCTAAAACTGGAGTAACTAATGTTGGTGTGTTTGCAAAGACTAATGCTCCAGTTCCTGTTTCGTCAGTTACCGCAGCAGCTAAGTTTGCTGACGATGGAGTAACCAAGAAAGTCGTAACGCCAGCACCAGCACCAGTTAATGTACCTGCACTCGTTGTAACGGTGGCAAAACTTAAAGTTCCAGAACCGTTGGTAACAATTGCTTGGTTTGCCGTACCATCAGCGCCAGGAAGTGTAAAGGTTGTAATACCTGAAAGACTATCAGGTGCTTTTAACGTAATAAAATCTGTGCCATTACTAGTTCCTTCAACAAAATTTACACCACTACCCGTGGTTGTAGTATTCTTAGTCCAATAACGGTGTGAACCAAAGAATTTATTATTTGCAGTGGTACTATCGATACCTACATAAAGATCATGAGAGTCGGTTGTAAATCCAGGTTCACCTGCCCTCAAACCAGGGAGATTAGCAAGAAGACCTCTCTTTATCTGTAATACAGGAGCAGCCATCTTTTCTTACACTATTTTTTACTATTTATTTAATTTAAAAACCGCCGCCGTCTAAATCAATCTTATCATCAAGTACAACATCTAGTTCATTTGTAAAAGTACTTGGTAATCCACCAGTGACTGCATTGGATAGTACATTATCAGGGTCTACTGCTACAAACTGACCTGTAGATGAATTGTAGGTCAGTACATAACCATTCTGTACACCTGATACGTTTACATCATCCAAATCTGATAGGTTAGCCACTTCTGATGCTCCTGAACCTAAAATTGCAGATACCTTAAACTTTGCTGTTGATTGTTGTTTAACTGAATAACTACTAGAAGATGAAACAGAAATTTTATAAGTCATAAAGATACCGTGTTATTGACCATAGCCATTCCTTGAAATATTTTTGTAACATTTCCAGTTGTATCGTGAGTTAATATCACATCATAATAATTACGTCCCTCTGTCAAATCTGCGGTTATAGTAGATCCCATAGAAATTGCAATTTTACCAGTCGCAGTGGTGATTGTAGTGCTGAACGATTTTGATGAAGTTGCAGTAGGGTGTTTACGAATTTTTGCAGTTGCCGATTGATTTGTCAGCGAGTAAACAGAATCATCAGAATTTTTAACATCAAAAGTTGCTGAAAAATTTGTTCCTTTTTCAATTATAATATTGACGGTGGGTACAGTCATCGGACTTTTATATTTTTAAATATTTATTCTTTAACTCTTTTCTTGGTAATTATTTTAAGATTGCTCAAACATTTTCATTTTTAGATTGTTGTTTAATTAATTTTGCTAGTTCCGCTGTAGATCCAACAAACAAAGCATTCGTAACATTTGTTGGTCCTTTTCCTTGCTTTTCCTCTTCAACTTCTCTCAGTTTCTTTTGAAGGTCCATTAATTTATCAGTTGCATCAGCTACATTTTTAATTAGTTGTCCGGCAACTTCATATGCCCTAGGCATTTCACTTTCTTGTGCCAATTCTAGAATACCATTTAGTGCTTCTTGACCTTTTTCTATAATTGAATATAAATTTCCTCTAGTGTATTCATAGTCTTTTTGAATATCATCTTCTATTTTTGAATTTACTATTTTGGATTTTGATACCTCTTCTGATGCAGAAACAATACTTGTTTCTACATTAAAAGCATCATCCAAATTTTCATATTTTTTAGACATTTTCATTGCTATTATGAGATTGAACCGCTAAAACCAAAGTCATCATCTGTTGGTATTAAAGCATTGTCAGATGCTGTAATTGGTTTGACTGCCGCACCTGTTAGATGAGTTGCAATTTTTGTTCCATCTTTTCCTCTTTCAACAGTCACTGCAGTTCCATTAATTGATTTTACATAAAGTTCTTCTCCATCAATATCAATATAGGTATTTGCAGTAATTGCACTGCTATCATTAACATTGATAATAGTGTCTGCAATTGCAATATCTTTTGATAAATTGGTTAGAATTGTGCCAGTATAATTCTGAATTGCTCTTGGTGTAGATGCATAAGTAAGTTCTCTTGAAGTATTTGTTGTATCTGTTCCAGTAAGATAATTGATTTTTGATGTTCTGATAATATCGGAAGTTGCTGTAGAAACTGGTCCGAACAAATATGTTTTTGCAGTAAATCTCAATGTATAAAGAAGAACTCTTCTCGTCGTAAAGTTTCCTTCATAATCATCTTGCATTGTAACATTTTCTAAAATAATTGGAATATCTCTTTTCTCATCAATACCATTATTAACAAGCGTTACCGTTAAATTATATGCTGGTTGAAAATATGGTAAAATTTGTTCTACAATTTGTAATGCATCATCATTAAGTTTTGACATAATGCTTAGTTCGAATTGCATATTGTACGGAACTGGCATATATGCTTTCTTTGTCACATTCCCATTTGTTGCATCAGAAACTGTAAATTGTTGCGTTGTCGTTACTTTTCTAGAAGAATCATAAGTAATTCCAGTGAATTCAAATGACATTCTAGGAAGAGTTATTTGTGTTGGTTTGCTCAAATTTGGAGACTGTTCCAATCTTGCTAAAAACTTTTGAGTAGGACCATATGCAAGAGGAACTTTAATGATGCTTACTACATCATCTGATGAATTGGTATGTTTGATTTCAATATCATTAAATAGCGTGCCAAAAGCAATGACAGTTTTTCTCAAAATTTCGTGATAAAAATATTCAAACATTTTACTATTGCAAACTATTGTATTAAACTTTATTTATGGTTGCCCAAATGGATTTATTTCTGAAAAATCTACAATATCATCCGCTTCACTCTCAATATCAATATTATCATTGTATCCATCCTCAACGACATTTGTATTGACAAGTCTTAGACGATAAGATGCAGATGAAGTTGATCCAACAATATTTTCTCCAATGACAAAAGATCCTGCGACGTTTCCGACCTCAAGAACATTTGTTGCTAATGTCCAAGACCTTACTCTTGCTGTTGTTCCACTGATTGACCCCGTAACTTTTTCATTAAATTGGAATGTTCCAATTCCAGATACAAATCCAGAGGTAAATGGAGATCCAATTGTAATTGTCGGTGCTACCGTATAACCAGATCCAGCATTTGTTATGTAAATTGCAGATATAGTTCCTGCAACACTTACTATTGCAGTTGCTGCCGCTGAAACCGTAGAGACTCCAACAAATGTGATTGATGGAGCAGAAGTATATCCAGATCCAGGACTTGTTACTGTAACAACACTAACAATATTATTAGCAATACCAGAAGTTGCTGCTGCTCCACTACCTCCTCCACCAATAAATTTAATTCCGGGAGCAATAGTATATCCATATCCAGGATTAATAATACTGACACTTTGGACTGATTTGGCGTTTGGATTTACGTTATCGTTACAAACAACAATACCACCAATCATTAAAGCAGTTGCAATGCCAGTTTTTCCTCCAGTTGGTGCTGAACCAATTCCAACTGTTGGTGTTTTTGTATATCCACCTCCACGATTAGTAACGGTAATAAATTGGATTCCACCATTAACAAGAGTTGTTGTTGCAGTAGCAGTAGATCCAATTCCAATTAGAGTTAATGTTTGTATTGGACCAACTGCTCGATATCCATCATCTAAACTAGATCCAACACCTGTCAAAACATCATCAATTTCTCCAACTCCAGTATCAATGATTTCATCTTCGTATCTGAACAATTCACACTGTAACTTATAAACATAATTTTTTTGAAGTTGGTAAAATGGTTTTTCATGCTCAACATATTTGATTTCAAAAATTCTGTCTCCCAGAGGAAAATAAATCAAATCTCCTTCTTTTGGTCTAGTTGAAAGTTTGACATTTGATTTTTCTTTAATCAATGGAGAAATATAACTTTCAAATCGCTCTTTAGATATAATTAAAGTTATTTCATTTGTTGCTTGAATACCAAATTTAGATAAAATAGTGGGATTGTCTGCATATCCATCATAACTTTCAACATAAGCTTCGATAGGAAACGCTGTATCAAATTTTGACTCAATAACTTCTCTCAATACAGTTTTTTCTGTCATATACAGTCTGGGAAGATAATGAATATCAATCCCATACATTCTTAATTGTTCATTGATTAAATCCTGAACAAGACTTTGTTCTCCTGAAGAACCTTGTAGAAAAAATGGATTTAACATGAGTTATTAACCAATCATGTCCAATGGAGGAAGTTCATAAGTATTAGACATTTTTTCCATTAAAATATCCAATTCTCTTTGGGCATCATCATATAATTGTCTCCCATTTAGTTCAACACCTCCTGGAAGTTTTACTCCTTGAAATTTAATTAAATTCTGACCCCATTGCTTTTTAAATAAAATTGTGATGTATTGTTTTAAAAACGAATCATTCCATACCCTAGAATAATCTTCTGGATTTAATACCGTGTAACAATCAATAATCAAATAATCATCTCTTTTAATATTTCCCCAATCAACATCTAAATATAATCTATTTTGCCTTTTGTTAAAACGTATTTGCTTTTGAGTTGTTAATAAAAAGTTGATATCTTCCAAATATGTTTTTACCATAGCATAAGTTAAAATTTCAGTGGTTCCCCAATAGTAAATATCATTTAAAAATAATTGATATTTTACACTGAACATATTGTTTGTGATATTGTTAGACCCATCATAATGAAAAACTTTATTAACACCGATAACTGATGGTGGAATTTGTAAATAATTGCTATTTTCTTCATAAGAAAATGTAGTTGCTGTTCCAACAATATTAACTGTTGTTGATGTTGTTGCAATACCTACAGATAAAGATCCTCCTCTAGATCTACCTCTATCAATATCATTTTGAGTTACTTTATATTTGAAAAAAGTTGGATATACACCATCGAAATGCCTTTCTTGAAAAAATTGTATTGCATCATCAACAATATCCTCTGCTTGTTCATCTGCAATATTAATTTCCAACACTGGCGCTCCCAGTCTTCTTTTGCAAAAATCTATAAGTTCTTGTCGAGTAGATGGTTGCGCCATTTATATAAACCCTTTATTGGTATTTATTCGTCGTTAAGTGTTTTAGGTATCGGAAGATTTAAAATAACTTCTTGCTGCTTCAAATAAAGTTTGTAATAACATTTCGCTACTTTTTTTAAAGCATCAATATCTTCCAAAATATCTATTGCAGCTGCATATTTAAAATATTCAAAACTTTTACTTAAATTTTCCAATTCTATTTGATCAGGATCCATTTCCATTTACTAAACTCCTAAGTAGAGATTTTATTTCATTTAAATCATTTTTAATATTAGCAACATCAGATTCTAAATTTTGTATCTTTTGTTGCTCAGTTTTTTTAATTTGTTTATTAAGTAAATACTGTTCGTATTCGGATTTATTTGTGTTAATAATGCTATTTGTTCTGGGGTCACGAACTAAATGATCATGACCCTTAACTTTAATGTAGTCCATATTATGCAAGAGTAATTACTCGTAATTCTTTAATTCTTGGAGGATATGTTTGATCGGTAGAAGTTAAGTTAATCTTAATTCTATATGATTTAAAGTTTGGTAAAGAAATTGATGTAAAAGTGTATTCTTTAAAATCTAAATCAAGAGAATCAAATGTTCCTGTTGCATTAACTTTTGATATAAATGAATCTGATTGCCCGTCACTATCAGCAAGATTAATAACCTCACCTCTTGGAGTTAGGTTAGCATATCCTGGAAATGGTACAAATATAGGTTTAAAGTTTGCTTTATCACCAATTGCATAAAAGACTCTAATATCAGAAAATTCATTAATGTGAGCAGAAAGAAGAACTTTGATAGAAGAAGCTGACTCCTGGAGATTGATTTCTTTTGAAATATATTGACATCCAGTTGGATCAGTTTCAATTGCATTTACTCTACTGTCTGTTTTATAATTCTCAATTAAATTATCAACTCTATTTGAGACTAATATCGCACTCATTCTTTGAGTATCAACAATTGGAGATAAACGACGATCAACTGTGCTTAAACTGAGTTTTAATGCTAAAGATCTACTTCCAGGTAATGCTTGTATCTGAGTATTATTAGTTTCATTAATTCTAGAAGCAATAATTCTAGGTGATGCTAAGTAATTTGTTCTTCCAAGATTAATTGGTTCAAATCCTTGATCAACAAATGGAATTTGAATTCCTTCTCCAGAACCGTTACCAAGACTAGATCCAGAAACTGTTCTGAGTTCAGCGGTTAAATTCGTACCTTGAACAGTTGTATTTGTTACATTTGGAACAATAATCTCAAATGGCATATTTTGAGATGCTTTTATTTCTTTTCCTCCACTTGACTTGGTTTGATTGACATACAGTTGAGGGAAACTCGTCCCGTCTGTTCTTCCAACACCAGCAGAAGACATATCTAACTTGATATTATAAGAATCAAATGTTAATGGATTTGATACTGTAACATCACTCATGCGGTGAGTTTTATTGATTCTTCTCAGAGAAACACCACTAAGTTCATACTTATAAACAGGAGTTCCCGCAAGATAATTTTTTCTTACAGTTCCATCAATTCCTCTGGTGATTCCAGATATTACTCCACCAGAAGCTCCAGTGTAACTGATGATTTCATCTCCGATTAAAATATAACCAGGATATGTCGTTCCAACAGATACATTTTCAAGTGTATTAAAGTTGTTCGTGCTTACAACTGTGATGTTTGCAGTTGAATCTGAATTATATGGTAACGTGAGTGATGTGGGAACAATATCAGATTCTACATCAGAAATAGTTACTCTGTTTAATTCATGATGCATTCCATGATTTCGATGATCAACTTCAATGTGCAATCCATCGCTAATTACAGTGATATCGCTAATCTGAACACCTCCACCAGTAGATGCATTAAGAGTAGTGGTAATACCTAAATTATTTGTGTATTGAACTGTTTTTCCGGCACCAACAATTACAAAGTTTCCTTGAACATTATCAAGCACTAATTCGTTTGTGCTTGCAATTGAAACAACAGACAATCTCGCATTTCTACCTACAGAATTGTTCCCGATTGTTGCAATTCCAAGAACATCACCAACCTGATAACCAGTTCCAGAATTTACAACTGTTGCCGCAACAGCAACACCATTTTGAATAGTAACATTTGCTGTTACATTTTTACCAGTTCCAGTAATACTTGTAAGAGCAATCCCTGCATAAGTAAATGAACCAAGTTCTGGAGTATATCCAATTCCAGCATTTACAATACCTAAAGATGCAGTTGCAATTCCAGCACTTCCAACAAAGTTTCCAGTAGCATTTGTTTCTTGTTGTCTGATAGTATTACCCAGAGACAATTGAGTTGTAATTCCAATTCTATCAGTTATACTCGAAGTTAATCCTATTCTTATTCTTCTTGAATTTAAATTGATAGAATCAGGCATTAAAGTTGGAATTTGTCCATTGCCTTCAGATAGAACAGGATTATAAAGTTGTACCTGACCTTCATTTGCAAATTCTGCACGATAAAGAATGAATTTTAAGTCTTCCCACTGACTTGGTTCCCAAGTAGAGGCATTTTGAGACTTGAATAAAGATCCCAAGTATGGTTGATTTGAAATAAATTCATCTGTAAGTATATCAGATTCTCCAACTCTTGAAATAAACACTCTATACTTCGTAGACCACGATGCAAGAGTAATTGCATATTCTGTGCCGCCCGACAAATAAACAGGAGCATCAAAAGTTATTCTTGTGGCAACTGTTCCATTTTGAGATACATTAATCTTGTCAGGAGAAACAACAACTTCAGAAAATGGAAGAATTTTTTGTGTTGGAGTTCCATTTTGCATGGTTCTCAATTGGAAAGTGAGAGGAATTGCCATGTCATCTTTAGTCTGGAAGAAAATATCACAACTTGTTAGAAAGACACCAGTTTCATCATCAACTTGGAACGATTGTGCAAGAGGATCATAATATCCAACTTGAACTTGCTGGCTTGACGTTCTAATGACTGTTGTTTTTGTTAATTGGAATCCCTGTGTTCTCTTTACTTCTTTTGATTCTGCTTCTCTTTGATGAGAAACCTTTGCATTTCTAGTTGAAATGATTTGCTCCTGAACAGTTTCTAAAGTTCCACTAGCACTATACTGATCTTCACCAACAGTATCAGCAGCCTTTGCATTATTAATTGAGCTATTGGATATTGTAAAAGTTCTTGTGCCCGTATTAAATCTTGGATTAGTTGCAACATTTGGATTAGGAATGAAGAAACTGCCAATCAAAGTAGCACCAAGATCAGAAACTAAACGGACATTAGTAATTGTTGCCTGAGCTCCACTTGTTTCTCCAACTAAAATCATTCCAGTCTCAGCATAACCATAGAATTCTCCTTGAGCCTGTTCTGATAGTGCAAATGTATCAACATTTAAAACAGTTGATGTTGAGGAATATGTTGATGGCAATACTGTTGCATTTGCTGTTCCTTGCAATTGAATTGTTCCAGGAGTTCCAGCATAAGTATCTAATCCAGTTGCTGCAACTTGAGAAACATATGGATTGTTTGTAAAAACTGAGGTTGGGGCATTATATGGACCTTCTTTATGATTAGATTGTGCTACTCTGAATCTAATAGATGAAATAGCTTTTTGATCTTCAATTTTTGCATTTCTAACTCTACCAACTACTCTTTCTCCAACACTAAACACTCCAGAAATCATTCCAATTTCTAAAAGTTTAGGAACACAATATTTTGTTACATTGACACCATCAAAGAATGCATAAAGTTGTGTGAGTGGTTTTGTTTTCTTAACTACAAATTCTACGTTTCTAGAACGCATAAATTGAATAACTTCTCTACTTACAACTTTGTCTCCCTGAGATTGATTATCAAATTGTGGTGTTACTATTGTTCTGACACCTGTTCGTGAAGCAGTGCCAACTTGTAAAGTCTCGGTATATTCTTCTTCAAAATCTGTG